GCCAGACCTAAACCAATAGGCCCAAGATTTGGCAAAACTGTTAGACCAAAAGCAGCAAGATTTGGTAAAAGCGGTGCAGGAAGAATTTTACCAAGAAGAGGTAGATAATGAAAGCAGTATTCAGAGATGGAAAACTAGTACTAAAAAGTGGTCACACTGATGCTGCTTCTGCTATTACAAGTTGTAAAGTAATTATATCACATTGTCAAATGATTTTAGATAATCTAGAAGGCAACGAAGAAATGTCTTTAGATACTTGGTGGACAAATAAAATTGCAGTATCAGAACATGAGTTAGTACAAGCCGCAAACTATTTAGTAAGCGGAGATATGGATCACGACCATGGCACTGACAGCGAGTGAGAAAGCTAGATTAAAAAGGGCAGGACTTACAGGATTAAATAAACCAAAAAGGACTCCCAACCACAAAACTAAGAAAGCAGTAGTTGCTGTACGAGTTGGTGGTAAAATAAAGATAATTAGATTTGGTGCGCAAGGCATGGGTCATAATTATAGTCCAGAAGCAAGAAGAAGTTTCAAAGCAAGACATGCTAAGAATATTCGTAAGGGTAAATCTTCAGCAGCTTACTGGGCGAATAAAGTCTTCTGGGCAGGTAAAGGTGGTTCTAAGAAAAGACCTCCTAAATCTCAGAAGCATGTTAAAGGTATAAAAAGAAGAAGGAGAAGATAATGGATATACCAAAGATGGATGGAAGAAAAGCATGGTTAGATGAAAGTCAAGTTCATGCTGGAAACTTTTTAACAAAAATGATGCAAGTAGAGACACAACGAAAGCTCTCTAATGCAGAAAATCATCTTAAACACATATCCGCCTCCTTCATTTACCTTTATGATAGAGCAATGCAAGCAGGGTTACTAGACAGCCCTGATGAACTTTTAGAATTTTTAGACGAGACAATCCATTGATAACAATTAGTAGAAAAGATGTCCTTAGTGAATCACTAATGGCATTTGATGAAAGAAAGTTTATAAAACTACCTATTGATAGTTACATGGAACTTTTAGGCGTTGAGCCTAATACTTCACAAACAGCATTAATCAATGCTATCAACAACCCTAAGTATCGTTTTGTATGTGCTGCAGTGTCTCGTAGGCAGGGTAAAACATACATTGCAAATATAATAGGTCAATTAGTTACTTTAGTGCCTGGCTCTAATGTATTACTAATGTCACCCAACTATTCACTTTCACAAATTTCATTCGACTTACAAAGACAACTGATAAAGCATTTTGATTTGGAAGTTACAAGAGATAATGCGAAAGATAAAGTTATAGAATTATCAAATGGTTCAACAATCCGTATGGGTTCTGTTAATCAGGTAGACTCTGTAGTTGGTAGAAGTTATGATTTAATTATCTTTGATGAGGCCGCACTAGTAGACGGTAGAGATGCCTTTAATGTTGCACTTCGTCCTACACTAGACAAACAAAACTCAAAAGCACTCTTTATATCTACTCCAAGGGGTAGAAATAACTGGTTTGCAGAGTTTTGGCACAGAGGGTTCTCAGACGAATACCCTGAGTGGGCTTCTATTCGTGCCACTTATCACGAAAATCCACGACTTTCTGAAACTGACATAGCAGAAGCAAAGAAAACAATGTCAGAGGCTGAGTTCAACCAAGAGTATATGGCAGACTTCAATGTGTTTGAAGGGCAAGTTTGGGCATTTAATCATGAAGAATGTATAGCAGATTTAGCTGAACTAGAAGTAGGAAGAATGGATGTATTCGCAGGAATGGACGTAGGTTACAAAGACCCAACAGCTTTCTGTGTTATTGCGTATGACTGGGATAGTCAGAAGTTTTACTTAGTTGATGAATATTTAAACTCAGAAAAAACAACAGAGCAGCATGCTATGGAAATTCGTAAACTTATCGATAAATGGAATATTGATTATATTTTCATTGATTCTGCAGCACAGCAAACTCGTTTTGATTTTGCACAAAATTATGATATCACTACTATTAATGCCAAAAAATCAGTATTAGATGGAATAGGGCATGTAGGTGGAATAGTTGAGAATGATAAACTCATTGTACATCAATCATGTAAGGAATCATTGCTCTGTTTAGACCAATACCAGTGGGATCCTAATCCGAATTTATTAAAAGAAAAGCCTAAACATAACTATGCATCCCACATGGCCGATGCGATTCGTTACGCGTTGTATTCGTTTGAAACAAGCGCCACTACATTCTAATTATACCTATCAAAAATAGTTCTTGACATGAGTTTAAAATTTTGCTACAATTCTTATATACAAGTAGGTTTATGACTTTAAAAAGAGATTTAGTTAAGTATGTTCGTGACAAAGCCAAGTCGAAATATAAAAAAGAGGCGGAATGTTACATTTGCGGGAGTACAGAGAATCTGGACTTTCATCACTTTTACGGACTAACCGAGTTACTAGAATGGTGGATGAGAGAAAGAAACATCACTATTAAAACGGAAGAAGAAATACTAAGTTTAAGAGAAAAGTTCATCGAGGAAAACCAAGAACAGGTTTATGACCACGCTGTTACTTTATGTCATATGCACCACCTTAGATTGCATGGGATATACGGAAAAAGACCAAAATTGATAACAGCAAAGAAGCAACAAAATTGGGTGGAGATACAAAGGAAGAAATATGGCATGGTACGATAGAATATTAGGCATACAGAGAGAGGAAAAAGAAAATCCTGCTCAGTATGTTATTTCGCGTGATCAAGGTATTACTATTGATTCTCGTGAAAATACTATTAGTTACAGAAACGCCTATGAAACATTAGAAGTAGTAAATAGAGCAGTCAACATGATTGTGGATGATTCTGCTGAAGTACCTTTTGATGTTGGCGAGAAGATTACTGGAATATCTCCTATAAAGAAAGAGATTAGAAGAAGTAGAGTAGACCTACTGTTAAACAAAGAGCCAAACCCTTATCAAGATGTAAGTACATTTAAAAGAAATCTGATAATTGACTTATTGATTGATGGGAACATCTTTGTATATTTCGATGGTGCACATCTGTATCATCTTCCAGCAGAGCATGTTACTATACATAGTGACGACAGAACTTATGTAGAAAAGTACACATACGATCATTCAATAGATTATTCTCCTAATGAGATAATCCATATCAAAGAGAACAGTTTTAATTCTATTTATAGAGGAGTTCCAAGACTAAAACCAGCTTTTAGAACTATGCAGTTACTATCAAGCATGAGAAAGTTTCAGGACAACTTCTTTAAAAACGGAGCAGTACCAGGGTTGGTACTAAAATCACCAAACACTCTTTCTGAGAAAATTAAAGAAAGAATGTTACAAGCATGGGTTGCTAGATACAACCCAACTTCAGGTGGTAGACGACCATTATTCTTAGATGGTGGTCTAGAAGTGGAAAACTTAACGGAAATAAACTTCAAAGATTTGGACTTTCAAGAAGCGATAGCAAACAATGAAAAGATAATTCTGGAAGCGTTAGGCATACCACCGATTTTGATGGATAGCGGTAATAATGCAAATATTAGACCTAATCATCGACTTTATTATTTAGAAACCATACTTCCAATCACAAATAAGATTAGGTATGCTTTCGAGAGATACTTCGGTTTCAAACTTGACGAGAATGTATCAGGAATACCTGCACTTCAACCAGAGTTAAGAGACCAAGCAAGTTATTATGCTACTCTTGTAAATACAGGTATTATGACACCGAATGAAGCAAGGGAGGCGTTAAGACTTGAAAGAGTGGAAGGATTTGATACACCAAGAGTTCCTGCAAATATCGCAGGTTCAGCCGCAAATCCCGAAGAAGGTGGCAGACCGCAAGAGAGCCCACCAAGCGAGGAAAATTAAACATGACAAAAGATATGATGATAAAGGCTTTGTCCGATTTCATAGCCAGCAAAGGCGTTGAGACTATGGATTTAGCTACATACAAGAGTTTTGGCAATGATGTACCTGTAAAAGATTACCTTATTAGAAGACAATTTGGTTCTTGGAATAGAGTACTATCAGTAGTTGCTAAAAGACATCCTGTCCCAGCACCTGTAGTAAAAGAAGCACCTAAGAAAGTTGCTCCTAAGAAAAAGGTTGTAAAGGAGAAAGTTGATGTCAAAAAATAATGAGAAGATATATCACTGGACTAGTACTTTTAAATCATTAGGCGAAACTGATGATGGCGGAGTTAATATTAAGGGTTCTGCAAGTACAAATGGACTAGATAGAGCTGGCGATATAATTGAAACAGAAGCGTGGACTAAGGGAGGTTTAGAAAACTTCAAACATAATCCAATTATTCTTTTCAATCATGACTACAATAAACCTATTGGAAGAGCCACAGGTTTAGAAGTCACAGAAAACGGCTTAGACATATCTGCAAAGATATCAAAAGCTGCTGGTGATGTAACACAACTTATTAAAGATGGAGTCCTTGGAGCATTTTCTGTTGGTTTCAGATGCAAGGATTCTGAATATATGACTGAAACCGATGGATATAAAATAAAGGACGCGGAACTATTTGAAGTTTCTGTAGTATCAGTACCTTGCAACCAAGGGGCAACCTTTGGAATGGCAAAGTCATTTGATAGTATGGATGCATACAGAAAGTACCAGAAAGAAATTTTACAGGCTAACTCGATTGAATCAGCAGACGCTGTTAAGATTGAGCAGCCAAGCGAGGAGAAAAAAGCTCCTCAAACAATGGAGACTGATATGTCAGAAGAAAAGAAATCTCCTGAAGTCGCTTTTGACCTTGAGTCATTTGCAAAAGAAGTTGCAGAGAAAACAGCTGCTTCTATTGCTATGAAACAAGCTGAGCAAAAAGCCAAAGAAACTGCCGAGCTTGAAGAAAAACAAGCTGCTGAGGTAGAGGAAAAGGCTGCTCAAGAAGCTAAACAGGATGAACAAAAGACTATTATCGAGGCCGGATTATCAGGTGCTGAAAAGCTAATGAACGACCTTGAGACAAGAGTCAATGAAAAGAATGAAGACTTAAAAACAGTCGTTGACCAATTAGAAAAGCAATTAGCTGAAAAGTCAGAAGAAATCATGAGTATTCGTGAATCTAAAAGACATTTTGCTGATAGGCAAGGTCAAGGAGACTGGAAGAAAGACTTCGAAAACGATATCATTGATGCAAAATTTGCTGGTTTAGCTACTGGTAAAGGATGGGACAATGACATGGCTAAATCTGTAATGGAAAAAGTTAACGCACATAGTGGTGTTGGCGTTTCATCAGCAGACTTTGAGCAAATCGTTTCAACAAACATCGAAAGAGATATTCAGAACGAATTGGTATTAGCACCTCTATTTAGAGAAATCCCAATGACTTCTGCTAACATGATTATCCCTATCTTACCAGATAGCGGTTACGCTGAGTTCGCTTCAGCTCAGACTGCTGCTGGTTCATCACCACACGGTAACTTAGCCGAAAGAGGTGATACATATGGTTCACCATATGGTGGGGTTGATTTAACAGAAAGAACTCTTTCAACCAAAAAACTAATCTCACAATCATACTTAGGTAATGAGACAGAAGAAGATGCAATTTTACCAATTCTACCTTTAATTAGAGAGCAAATGGTAAGATCACACGCTAGAGCAATTGAAAATGCTATCTTAGCTGGTGACGATGCTGACGGTGCTTTTGGTACCTCAGGTGCATCTTTCGAAGGTTTACTACACCTAGCAAGAAACGACAGTGACTATACACAACCAAGTGGTACTTATGCTGCTACTGATGCTGTTACAGCTGCTGACTTACTTGCAATGAGAAAGAACATGGGTAAATATGGTGTTAACCCAGCAGACGTAGTTTATGTCGTATCACAAGATGTGTACTATAATCTACTAGAAGATGCTGAGTTCCAAGACGCTAACCTAGTTGGCGACATGGCTACCAAGCTAAGTGGTGAAATCGGACAAGTATTCGGATCAAGAGTACTATTATGTGACGAGTTCGCTTCTAAAGCTGCTGCTAAGTTTAACGCTATTGCAGTATACCCAAGAAACTATGTAATGCCAAGATTAAGAGGTGTTACAATTGAGTCAGACTACGAAGTAGCTAACCAAAGAAGAGTCCTTGTGGCTTCACAAAGACTTGGTTTCATCGATCTTATTGATGGCGCAACTTCAAAATGGGGTTCAATGTATAAA